TGTTGGATCAGCTGCGTCTGCACCTGGAGGCATTGGTGCGCCATCCTCTGATGCTGGGGCTTGGAAGCCTTTCATTAACTCTGCCTGAAGAGCAGCTTCATCCATATTGTTTGTAACCTTGTCTGGATCAAGATCAAGAGACTTGGCAATCTCACGAATAATATACTGAAACTTGGCAAACGGTGCCAGTGCAGGATTACTTGCCACACCAAGGAACTGCATCAAACGCTGACTACGCACCTCATTAGCCATAAGACTTTCCGTGCCACGTGCCTTGACCTCAAGATCGCCCTTAATCTCTGGATCAAAATCAAACTGCATGTTGAAGCGGAAGAAACCTTCACCAAGAGGACGAAGGAGGTAATCGTCCACATTCTTGATGACATTCTTTGTACCACCAGCGGCTGCATTCATCAGCATAGAAATACCACTAGCTGTCCGGCCTACACCACTGATGCCTGTCTGACCATGAGCAAACGAGGGAAAGCCTGTGCTTTCATCCGCAAGCTGTCTCGCTTTATCAAACAACATCATATTTTCACTTGACACATTAGGGAACTTTGTGCCAAAGATTGCTTGGCCGGGTGCGCCACCCTGACGCCGGAATACCTTGCCAGGATACAAGGATAAGTCCTGCCCCGGTACTAGATTGGTTTCATCCACCTCAACAATTAGATTACCAGACAACACAGCATTGTCAACAGACATACGCATAAAACCGTTCATCAATGTCTGTGTGTCATCCATGTTCTCCGCAATACCTACACCAAAGAACGAGTATGGGTTCAGTTCATATGGTGATGCGTGATATGGAATCTTGGCTGGCTTAAATGGGTTAAGTACAACTCTTAGAAGATTGCCATTGCAAATCCAAATATTTGCTTGCAACTCATCAAAACTCTTGAGTTCATCTGGAATCTCAACGCCCTCTTCCTCAAGCATCTCTGTTTCCATAGTACCCCAATACTCAAGAACTTCAAAACGCTCAACACCATGATCAGGCGCGTAGTCCGCGAGATCATCTTCCCAATACTTCTTAGTATAATTTTCACCAAGACGAATAACTTCATCAATTACATTACCACGGAAGTATGGACGCTTCTTTAATTGACGTAGCTGAGAGCGAGACATCTTATGACGTTCAATTACAAACTGTGCCTCATCCATGTTGTTTGCGTCAGGGTCTGGATAAAAGTTCCAAACAGACACATGAGAAACTTGCGGGACGGTTTTGAAAAGCGGGTCATACTCTCCGTCATCTCCCCAATTAGGATACTCTTTGTCAATAGCAAATGGCCCCTTGATAACACCTGTACCAAAAAGGGCCATCTCAAAAGCCGTGCTACGCAGATGTTTATTTGCACCAGACTCTTCTAGCTGATCATGAATCTTTTTCTGCATTGACTTTGCAGCAACCATTGCAGGACTAAATGTCACAGCAGTTGGTGTTTTTCCCGGTCCTGCTTCCAAACCATCTATGTCCCGAAGCTTGTCAGAAAGAGGCCCAAGCATTTCCATAAGTGACTTTTGGGTTGCGCCCGGTGGCAAATCCTTACCATCCCCTGCAAATCCATATGGACTTGTCGTGTCGTCACGAAGCTGCTCTGGTTTTTGTGGATCAAAATTTACATCTGCAACAACACCATCCGGCAGTTCTGTTGGCTCAACCGTCAGAGGAAACTTGTTATTAGCAAATAGAACCTCGACAATCTGACCATATGCTGCCAGTGTCTTTGTCTTTGTTACCTTGATAAATACACGAGACTTTTCTGCCTCAGTAAATTGGACATCAGGACCATACAGGCCACGATAGTTACGATAGGCTTTAATCCAACGCTCTTCGTCCTGATACCTATAGTCTTCAGCGCGACTGTACAAACCTTGAACATATCCAATAAGACCTGATACGTCAACATCAGATACAGCAGTATCATCACTATCTTCCAACGCAATAGCGTCAGTCTCCATTGGAATTTCATCTTCATTCATGTGCTTTTCCCTTAATATCCAAAGGTGCTATCTGCTATACGCATACCTGTCGAAGGTCTTCCTGTAGGGTCGTAGTCGAACAAGCTGAATCGCGGACGCGACATAACGCCGTATCTGAGTGCATCATACAAATGGTCCTCAGAGTGTGTATCAATATCCTCTGGATTCTTTTTGTCAAGCGGCAGGGCCGGTAACTGACTGATGACATTTGTGCAGCTACTAAAGAATACAAGACGAGGTTCCTCTGTAAATTCATCTATCTGTAGTCTACGATGTATCTCGTTCTTACCAGCTACTCGACTACCACGGCTTCTGTCAGATGGACGCCAACGACACCCACGACCAATCATTTGCTCCGCAAGAGAAGGACCAGTATCGCCACGCTTGTGCCAAAGACTGCTGTCCAAAACACCATACTTAATATTTCCATCTTCTGCTTCCAAATCAAGTATCATATCTGCTAAGTCTGTCGCCAATACTTTGCTTACATATAGTTCACGATATACAATTAAACGCTCGTCTGGTGATACAGCAAACCAAATAACGCCACTGTAAGAACCATAACCATAATCACAAGCCCTAAACTTAACCCAATTGTTAGGTATGTCAAAAGGCTCAACGACATGCACATCCCGATTAAATTCGGTAAACGCAGCACCTTCTTTAATATCCCAATCACCTTCCAAGAGTTGGCGTCTCTGCTGTTCTGGTAGTGACAAAAGCATTGCTTCGTAGTCACCTGATTCGGATAGGTAAGGATTATCAGTAAGTCTCGCTGGGATAAATCTCCGCTTGAACAGAGACTTTCCTGCCTTAGAGTGTCCGGCAGGATATCGCAACACTTCGTTAGTTTCAATGTCTGTTGCATCAAATGCCTTGTTAAAAGGTGCAGGATCAATGAACATCTTCTTAACCCACTGATGCCCCCTTCCACCAGGGTTGGTGGTTGCCCTCATAAAGATAGGCAGGTCGGGGGCAGTGGACCGTAGACGAGATCGCATATAGTTCCATGCGTATGGGGTAGCCCATTGTGTCAACTCGTCAAAGCCTATCCAGCTAAATGCCAGACCCTGATAGCGAAGCACGTCCTCATCCCTGTCTAGGTAGGACATCCACAGCCTCGCTCCAGATGGCGCGGTCCACTGCATCTTTCTTTCTGACCATTTGATACCGGACCAAATCTTCGGATACAACTCCTGCGACTTGAAGATAAGTTCTCGCAGTTCTTCCGTTGTATGTCGAAGAAGCAACCCACTAAACTGTGGGTGGCCCATGTATCGCAGTGGGTCAGCAAGCATAGCATATGACTTACCACCCCCTGCACTGCCGCCGTATAGAACTTCACGTTCAGATGCGGCAAGAAACTCTGTCTGAGGCCCAGCGTTAGGCTTGAACAGTACATTGGCATGTTCCTCTATGGAACTCTCTACAGGCTCTGTAGCCTCAATCTGCGGCGTTTCTACGCTTGGCTCCAAGTCTTGTTTCTTCGATTTCTTGCGCCTTGGCGATTGCCTTTTCCGCATATTCTGCCCACTTGCGGAGGCTTGCAGCTTGGTTCTTACGCTGTCGCTCATGTGCTAATCTTTTCCTCAGTCCTACATGTGATATGTAACGACCAGAATTTGCGGACAACCAATTTGCCACTTCCCGATACGAATACTGCTTCACATGCTTTCGTGCAGTTTCTAGTAAGTCTAACTCCTTTGGTACAGGTATCAGGATGTCGGGGTCATCCTCATCTGCCTCATAACCAAAAGGTATTGTACGTGCAATGCGTGGGACAGGAACCCACTCTTCCTCATCTTTAATGTCTGTCGGCTGTGGAAGTTTGAACCGACCTGCTGTTCTTGTCATTTCTTTTTACGGTTGTCTGTACTTCTGACAGGATTAACGTAGGCTTTAGTCACGTAACCCCCACTGTTAAAAGTGTATTCCTCCCCAGAGCCTCCGCTAATGGGAAATAATTCAATTACACCTTGGGTTGCTTCTCTTAAATCTCCCATCAGTCCTTCTTGTTTCATTATCTTTTTAACTTCTTGAGAAGATAATTTACCTCTAGCCCAATCTGTAAGCGCACCTTCGACACGCATATTGTATTCAGCCATTAGTCATCCTCCTCAACAATAGCTTTTGGTGGCATAAGCATAACACCACCAGATGCTTCAACTTGCATCTTCTCAGTCTTTACCAAGCCTGTACGGTCCAAGAGTTCCTTGGCAGCGGTCATCTTGTCACGTATGCCAAGTTCAGTTGGGTCATCCAATGCACCCGTCATTGCCACCGCAGCCTTTGGTGCATTACGTGCCATATACATCTGCGTGGCCTCAAGGATTTCTTCCTTCAATCCTTTGATGATTTCCGTTGTGGAACTTTTGTCAGCGTAGCCAGCAAGACGCTTTGCCAATGGAACGTCTCCACCAGCCTCGTCAAAAAGTACCTCAAGGAACTTCTGCTGTCGCTCTGTTAGTTGTCGAGCCATCGTCTCTCTTCCTCAGTATAGGGCCACATTAGCGTTTACTTTCACTTCCCATCCAAATAGCAAAGGCACCAGTCATTGCACCCATAACTACCGAAACAAAACCGGCTTGTATTGCGCTTGGCTCAGATAAATTCATAAACCATTCGGCACATCGCCAAGCCATCAAACAAAACATAATGGTCATTAATCGTGGAAATACTTTCCACTGCATAAGTAAATCTGCGGCCACTAGTCTGTTTCTTTCATCTTTCCAATCTTTTCTACAAGATTGTTAATTGTCTTGGCATCCTCTGGGCGTTGCTTGAACCGTCCCATAAGATACGTAATCAACATTGGAATACCTATAGCTGCAATGCCGATGGCAATGACAATCTCAAACGCATGGGCCAATAGTTGATCAAACGCTACAAGCATTGCTTGCCACGGATTTTCTACTTCTTTAATCTGTTCTGTACTCAAACTCTTATCGTCCTTCACTAGTGTTGCGCCAGCTATGGCCCCACCCGCTGTCACAGCACCAATAGCCATAGGGTTTGTTGTTATCACTGCAGTGCCA